CTCTTGTTTGTTAACCTGCACACTACTTGGGATTATCTTAGTGACACGTAGTGGATTGCGTAGCTTTAACAGCAACGCCTTACCGCCTATCAACTGCATTGGGTTCTCCTAGATGTTAGGGACTTCCCTAACTTTATTTTTTCTTTTTCTGGTAGTTGCGTGCGCGGTTCTTGCTTGAACTCTCTATACGTATACCGTCTTTGTTCTTGCCGCCTTTGACCAAAGCCTTCTTGTGGCTAACGTCTCTACCTTCACGCTTGTCGGCCTTGCCGTTTCCGTTACGGTCTACGCCTTCTTTATCAACCTTACGTCGAGCGCGTTGACGCTCCATACGTCTCTTAAACGTAGCAGACCCAACAGGGGCGTTGACTTGTTTTTTGCGTTCGTTCATGCGTTTACTCCATTGTGGACACATTCAATTACAGGGCAGTGGCGTCTACATAACCCGCTAGGACGTGCGTTCCACACGTCATTATCAGCGGCGATCTTCATACGGTTGTACTTACCTAACCACTTGCCCCACAGTTTAGACTTATCGTACTCCATGTACACGTCTTTCACCAAGTCTTTACTGACCACAAACATGAGCGCGGCACGAACTTTGGTGATCTGCGGGTATCGTGCTAACACAGTAAGGGCCATCAATTCAAGTTGCCCTTTATCTGCGTACTGCGCGGACTTACCAGTCTTGTAGTCTACTACAGTGGCTGTTCCCTCGTCTAAAATAACCAAATCCGCGATACCTCGGAACCATACATCCGCAGCGTAGAAGTCACAGGCTTCTAGGTTTTCTGTTACACCCAGTTTTACTTCGCAGAGTTTAGTCCCACGCCTAGTTTTCAACACCGTTAACATCTTTTCCGCAAATTTGAACTTAGCAGGGACGGGCGTGTCCAAGGCTATAAAGTCTTCAGCCATTTTATGAAACGCGCTACCGTATAAAATGGCCTCAGTCTCTTTGAATGGATGTTCCTTTAGTATCTTTTCATGGTAAAACTGCTTTGGGCATTGTTCAAAGGCTTTAATTTTACTGAAAGACCACGGGGCTACTTTGTGTGTCATTTATAACTTTCGGTCTGCTATTTTTTCTAACACTACAGTTAGTTCTTCTAGGGACGCGCCCACCATAGCTAGTAACACTAACCGAGGGTCATCATAACCTGCATCGGAGTTAATAATGTCACGCGTCATATTCAAACGCTTTATAGTGCTATCTCTTAGCGCCTCGTCAAAATCTACAAAAGCCATTATTCACAATCTCCATATGATTTACCTACGCTACTCTCGCAGGTTATAGGTAGGCCAGCGGCCCAATTAGGTTTCTGGCCCATGCAATGTTCCACATAAGTCCTAGCCTCGTCCAGTTCTGTGTCTCGTACCGCTACAACAATCGAATCGTGTACGGTTAATGCTACCTTGTACTTCTTTGCAATTAGTATCATCTGGTGACCAATAATGCAACGGGCTAGTGCTTGGCATATGTTTTCCACAACTTTCCCGCCGTATATACGCACCATCCCTTTGCGCGTTTGGTACATGTACTCTTCGCCGTCCTCCGTCGCGTACTTACCCAAAGCATGATAGAACATATACAGACCAGAAGGTAACCGGATAGCCGTCCTGTTAACGCTGATACCTAAACCCCTACGACTACCAAAATCGGTCCTGTCTCCCCTAGCCAAATAAGCTATCATGTTGTTAGCGTCTGTCCAGAGTTGGTTTATCGCTCCGTTAGTGTCACGGTAGACCTTTATGATACGCCGTGCTTCTTTTAGTTTTATAGTCACACCCATACCAGCGAGTTGGGCTTGGAACTTAATTGCGCCCATACCATAACCAGCGCCAAGTATAGTAGTCTTACCCACGAATCTTTGCTGTGGTGTAACGTCTTCTACGGGTACATTGTATATGCTGCTCGCCATGTGCTTGTAAACGTCATCGCCATTTTTAAACGCGGCGGTAAGGTCATCTTGCCCTGCCAACCACGCTAATACCCGCGCCTCAATCTGCGAACTATCGCAGTCAATCATCGTGTGACCTTCGGGTGCAATAATGCTACGCTTTAACTTCTTACCGTTAGCGCCACGACTAGGTAGGTTCTGTAGGTTTATCTTGTCGTCTCCACCCCACCGCCCAGTGTGTGCTGCGTAATACCTTACAGGGACGGGTAGTAATCCGCGCTGCGCTATATCTATAAATCGTTGGGTGCGCGTTTCTTCTAGTGTGGATTTCGTACCTAACCGCGCTGCAACTAACGATTGAACTGCCTCATTCTCATGGTCTAGTAGGGCCATAAACTCTTCGTCTTGTTTCGAGAACGCGAATGTTTCTTTACCGTTCGCGGGGCTGGTCTTCATCGGAGGCTCGATACCCAGCCCTGTCAGTAACTCAGCAAACTTTGGATTGCTCATTAGGTCAGTCTTACTTACCTGTGCATCCTGTAACAACTTATCCTTACGCTCCTTAACATCGGCTAAGTGCGAATGCAGTAACGGCTCGTCTAATTGCAATGTCGGTTCGGTAAACATACGCAACGTCAAATCTATAAGACGTAGTTCTTCACGCGGGAAGTTACGCCCCATACCGTTAAACAGTTTATAGGTTAACTCCACGTCGTTTATACAGTAGTCACCGTATGCACTCAGTTCTTCGGGAGTAAAATCTCTACGGCGTTTACCTTTTGCGTCGAGAACTTCTGTCCCTTTAACGCCAATATTGTACCTTTTAGATAACGCAGCGAGACTTCCGCCAGCTTCAGTCCCATGTAGGGCACGGGCAATACACAAAGTATCGGTATACATCCGAGGACGAATATCAAAACACCAATTAAGAATGGCACCATCAAACATAGTGTTATGACAAAGTAACATAGTCTCGCCCCAGTCGAAATTCTGGGTGAGATATCTTTTAATTTGGTTGTGCGTCCCACTAGCCCACTCCGTCTTTCCGTCATTGCGTTTGACGCCTACGCCGATCACCTCAAAAAGAGGGTCACGAACGTAGGCTTCGGTGGTCATCTTACGCAGAGAAAAATCTTTGTCGTAAAATGTTTCAAAGTCTAAAGTTACTAGGTCCACTACTTGTGAGCCTTTTGCGTAGCCAACTCCCCGCCACACGCCATGTACCCGCAAGCATCAACCCAGTTGTCTGCATTTGCAGGATTAGATTTTACCCGCGCAATCTTTAGCAGGGTCATCATGACCGCAACGTCTGTAGGTGATAACTCTATATCGTCGCTAATCCCAAGGTAGTTGCTCCACAAGTCAGCGATAGTCTGGAAGTTATTTTCCATGTCGCCATGCGTAGCTGCGCGGTCTACGCTTACGTACTGTTCAGCTTGATTTAAGATACCAGTCCTCGTCCACGCGTTAGGGTCTACACCTGCTTTGTTAACGTTACCTTTAGTCATCTCGTACATCAGCGTCGCCACGTCAACGCCAGCAGGAGCATCGGTGTGTACGTGCGGTAATTCCTCGTGATGTTTACCCGATTTGCGTACTTTGGCTACGAGTGACGGAGTACAGCCAATCTTCTTGGCTATAGACCTGTCCGTGTCAGTGTGGCACTTGCGTAACATACTTATAATCTTAGCGGACTTAGTTATTTTCTTAGTCATAGTTATTCTCCTACTGCTTTATCTTTATCATCACGCAACACATGCACGATGCTCTCCAACGGGGTCATATCTAGCCCCACATGTTCCGCGCAACCACGGAACCTTCCAAGCCATGCGGCCAAACTTGTCCCTGCCTGCCTACGTAACTCTGCCTGTGCGTTAGCATCGGATGGATCGAACGGTTCATACCCGCCACCCTCTCTCCGCTTAGACATAGGGGATATATACGCAGGGTATTCTGTTACCTTGATAGAGATTACAGAACTTTCCACTTCTTCAGACTTGACAACAATACGCAATCCTGACGCCAAGCGCCGCGCCAAATTAATGCGATTCTCACGCGCATGATGTGTGTCGTCCATAGCGTAAAACTCAGGATACGCCTCATGTTCTGGCTGCGTTACCAGCCAATCAACAAAGTGTGTTGGCACAAACATATTTGCGCCTGTCTTTTGCAGGTAATCATCAATGATACGCTGCTTCGTCTTCTTAGAAAAATTAGACATATAGTTCTCCAATAACTGTTATATTTTGTTATTAATTTGACCGCC